ATTTCATGCACCAGAGATGCCAGAAAATTTTGCTCTTATAGCAGGTATTATAGCTTCAACTATGGTGGCTGGAATATTAGGTGTATTGGGAAAATCTGTTTTGAGTTCTGATGTTACCGATATAAGGAAACTTGCTTCGTGGAAGTTTGCAGAGTCTTGTGCTATGTTAAGTAAAATAAATAGTGGAGTTAAGGCTTTACCATCTTTGAGGACAGCAGCTGATTCAGGAATTAAGACAGCAATTAACTTTTTCATTGAGGGACCAGATTGTTTTAAGAATTGGGAGCAGAAAAATCACGAGAAACTAGTGCAGTGGCAGAGAGATTATGATGAAGCCATTAAAGAAAATTTATTTGTGAATGCAGGCCTGTTTAAGTATAAGGATGGTAAGACAAATTATCAACGATTAACTGAGATGACAAATTTTGCTACTGAAGTTAGAGTTCACGGTTCTGCTATACCTCATTTCAATCATGTGTGGTTAAGAACGGCAAGCGAATGTGTAAAGTTGCATGCTATAGCAGAAAAACTTATAACAACATTAAATGGTAGATCCGAACCAGTTGGGATAATTCTTCGTGGCGAAGCTGGTTGTGGTAAATCACTTTTGTTTTCGCAATTTTTGCCACATGCCGTTATGTTATCTTTAAACTTGTCTAAGAGTTATAAAGAGTCACAGCAGAAGACTTATGCTAAGCCTACTGATCCAAAAGCCGATTTTTGGGATGGATATTTAGGTGAACAACATGTATGGGTTAATATAGATGATTTTGGTCAAGCTAGAACAGAAGAAGATATAGGGTCAATTTATAATTTAATATCATCGTCGGATGCACCAGTTAATATGGCAGAACTTATTGATAAGGGGATTCTTTTTAAATCAGATTTTGTGTGTTGTACGACAAATTTGGCAAATTTTACTTGTTTGACTTCTATTAGACATGCACCTGCGTTGGTTAGGCGCTTTCCTATAGCGTTAGCTAGTGCAGCTAACAAGAAATATGTAAAGAAAGACGGTACGTTGGATGATGTTAAAATGATAGATAGATTGAAAATTGCACCGAGTCAGTCAAAACAATTTTTCGCCGCCATGGATGATATTTGGACCTTTACGGTTTACAATTTTAGCGATGGATCAGTTGGTAGAGTTATGCCGATATCGGAAGTTGTTCAACAAATAGTTGAAGCATATCAACATCGCAAGCGAGGTTTAACTGACTTCACAGCTCTTATGGAAAAACTTACCATCGGAGGTTTTGATAATGTAACGGGTGTATCTGACTTAACTATTGAGCAACAGATTGAGGAGGCTTTTGATGAACAAATGCCAACTTTTGGAGCGTCCGCTTATGATGATAGTGAAGATGACGATTACCCACCAATGAACCCTCTTGAGTGTAGACGAAATTTTATTGCGCGTGTGTTGGATTCTGTTGGTAGTGATTGGAAAGGACTTACATATGAGAAAGCTCGTAAATTTTTACGGGAACTTCGCTTTATTGATACATTCGAACAGTATAAAATTAGTAAGAGTGAATTGGACGTGGCTATTGATGAACCGGATAGAGTTATCCGTCAAACTAGTTATATGGTTCCTGACTTTCTTGTAGTGTATGCGCGATTAAAACAAGTTTCGGAAGATAAAGTTGAACGAGGACCAAAGCCAGAACGTTGGGAAGGTTTAGTTAAATTTATGCTTAAATGGATGGGTATCATTTCAGTTGGGGTTGTAACGGCTATGTTGCTTAAGAAAATTCTTACTATGTTGTTTCATTCAATAATGCGTCCCCTCACAGAAGAACAGGGACCGCAGTATGATGGATCAAAAGCTTTGCGGACACGTGCACCAGCGCGCATTCCTATAGTACCTAAACAGATTAAGGCAGTTCAACATATGCCAGGACCAGATGAAAAACAAATGATTGTTTCAGGAAACATTAGATTTATTAGGATTTCTTATTCTGGTGTATTTTTACGTATGCAATGCATAGCACTTGATTCAAAATATATAGTTTTTCCTGAACATTTTTATCAGGCCTTTGTTAATGATATTTTACCACAGGACTCTTTAGCTACATTTGAGCTTGAAGTTAGACGAAAAACAAATCCAGAACTAACTTATATACCTATTGCTGTCACTGTCCATAATTCAATTCAGTTAGAAGGGGTTGGTGATCTTGCTGGTCACAAATTGGATGGTAGACTCGTTTATTTGCAAGGTCAAGTTTGTGTGGGAGCTAAGTCCATTTGGAATCATGTGTGTAATGTTAGTGATATGGCTTTTTATTCTGGTTCAGAACAACAAGGGTACATTATGGCTCCTCAGACAGGACTTTTGGGACAGAAAGTTATTATAGGGTATAAGAAATATCAGCCTTTTAAGAATAGGATGTACCTGTTAGGGAAATGTGCGATTAACACTATTAAGGGTGAGTGTGGTAGGCCGTACGTTCATGCTTCGAAGCATGCTCAGCATTGTCTGTTGGGCATGCATACCTTGGGGGTTGAAGATGAACCTGTGAATGTAGGTATGTGTCCTCTTGTTTTTGAGAGTTTGGAAATAGCTCGCAATGTGTTATCATCTATTTATCCTCCCGTTTTGCATGTGGAACCTTTAATTGTTGAAAATATGCCGGGGGTTGAAATTCTTCCTGCACCATCTATGATTAGTAAATTGTGGAATACACCTTCTATGCCATTGTTAGGAGCTATCAAAATTAATGGCTCTGTGTTGGAGAGATTTACGCCAACAAATACTAAGTACCTTCCTATTAAGATAGGAGACAAACCTTTCATTACCCCAATTGGACAAATGAGTTCTTGCCTAGTCGTAAGACGTCAGTCACTATTGGGGATAAGATTATTCATCCGTTATTTACAGGAGCACAAAAATACGCTCAAATTTCGAAGTGGTCTCCTCCTCCACATTTTTCGATGAACGCATTGAATCATTATAAAACGCGTTTACCAGTGGATAGAGAGGCTCGAGTTTTAACTGATGAAGAAGCTTTGAATGGATTTGAAACTATGGGGCATATGGTTATGTCCACAGGAGCAGGTTATTGGGGCACTTGGTTTTCTAAAGGTAAATCTGAAATATTTACTCCAAAGGTGCAGACTATGCGTGATGATGGTAGTATGGCAGTGTTGGAATATGAGTGGTCTGATAAAGCTAAGAAAACGCAAATTCCAGTTTGGAAGAAGACAATAGTTGAGTTTTATAAAGAGTGTGATGCAGATATTCAGCAAGGACAAATGATGAAAACTTTTTGGGTTTCAACCTTGAAGGATGAGTTGGTGTCTATTGAGAAAAATAAAATTGCTAAGACTAGAGTTTTTGAGCAACCGTGTGTTGTGTATACCCTTCTTTGTAGAAAGTATTTTGGTTATTTTTCAGAGTGTTTTAAGAGGCATGCAGGTCTG